TACGCGATATCGAGTTTGGTCGTCCCGAGAAGTCCGGCATAGTACGGCGCGTTCACAAATGTCACGTCGGGATCAATGAGTTCGGCCACGGGCATGACTCGATCAACCACACGGAGCGAATAGATCCGACCCGTGAATGCCGAGTTGGACGCCGTGAATGACCGACCGACGAACGTATTGGCGTACGTCACGCTCGCGCTCGCTTTGATGCTCGGTGTTGCAGTGGCAGACGTGGACGCCGAAACGCGACTTCCGATCCCGACGTGGACGCGCAACTGACCCGTCGCCCCGACGCTCGGATCATAGATTGCTACGACCGTGTACACAACCCCCTGCTCAAACTGAAACCCGGATGTCGTCACGCCTTGGGCACCGTACGCGAAAAACACGTTGGATGTTGCGGCGCTTCGTCCCAGCACGAGATTGTCCCCGGCGGTGTCGTTGAAATCGATCAGGCGTTCGGCCGTACCCGTCCCCAGAAACATGAAGGTACACTTGATCGTCACGCCGGTCGTGCCGAGCCCGATTGTGTACGATCCAAAGTTGAGATGTGGTGCACCCTCCGTACTCAGGTATCCCGTACCTGGAAATGTAACGTACTGCCCAGGGGTAAATACAACCTTTGAGTTTGTGAATGCAGGTTGCGACCCCGTCGGCGCCACGAATATGTTTGACGTCTGCGTAAAAACGCGCGTCGTCGTTCTGGTTTTCAAGTCGCCCGCGGTGACCGCGTACGACATCTACTGTACCTGAAGAAGAAAAACTACAGAGGATACCGGACGATCACGATACCAGACCCCCCGGACCCACCATTGACTCCAGAGTTTGGTTCGCCGTCGGCTCCACCACCACCACCGCCACTGTTTGCTACGGCGTTCGCGCCAACCACATTCAAATTGCGTGCACCACCGGCACCGCCGGCCGCGTACACCCTGCTCGTACCTGATATGCTCGACGTGTACCCGATACCACCCGCTGCTCTCGTAGCGCTGCCCACCGCATTTTGTCCGACTGACGTTGCGCCGCCGCCGCCGCCGCCGCTGCGTATACTACTGGTAATAAGTCCCTGTGACAGCCCCCCTGCATTTCCAAGTCCGACTGTCGCGGTCGATGCACCGCCCCCGTTAGTCGTGTTACGTCCGGCGCCACCGCCAGATCCTCCGGCACTGCCGTTATTACCACCGTTTCCGCCTCGCCCACCACCTTGCGCCGTCAGGCTTCCGAAAACCGAGCTTGATCCGTTGGTCGGAGATCGTACCGTAGGTGTTCGGGTACCAGATAAGCCTCCGGTGCCAACAGTGACGGTCGTCGTCCCGTTTACGGCGACGCTCGATCGGTAAATCAATTCGCCGGCACCACCGCCACCACCAGTCTGATTAGACACCTGGTACCCGCCGCCACCGCCACCCGCCACGACGAGAACCTCGACGTTCAGTGGGATTGTCGTCGTGAACGCGCTCGTCCCGACAGTCGTGAATGTGTGGATTCGGTAGCCATTGATATCTTGGATCGTATCACCTCCGGATGCGGAACCCACCGTGACGATCGAGAATGTAACTTCGGACGATGCACCTGAAGGGTTTTGTACCCGGACAGTCATCGTCTGATCGATGAAAGTACCCAGGGCGGCCGTAAACGTGATGCCGGCGGGTGTGATGCTCGCGACCGAGATACCAGGTGGAAGTGTCGGAAGAGCGCGCAGCAAAAGTACCGTTTCGCCCAGCGTCGTCGGCGTGAGAGGTGCCGTCGGCGGCGTAAACTCGTCGGTGTAGTCGGCATAGCCCTTGACCATGCGCAGGTTACTGATGTAGCCGTCGAACGACGTCCCGGTGTTACCCGCGCCGACGAAGATGGGTCGACCGGGGACGTACGATGTACCGATCACGTTTGTTTTCGCTGCGATCCGCGATCCGTTCACGTACAGAGTTGCGACATTCTGACGAATGACGAATGCGACATGGGTCCAGACGCGCGTCGGGATAACCTTGCGACGTACACCGACCCGGTACGAGTTGAACTGGAAGTAGATTTCGGACGCGCCCTGGTAGAGTTGCCAATCGATGAGCCCGCCGTGTACTACAGCCGGTGCGCGTGAAATGATACCACCCATGTTTGTCGTCGAAAGGCCGTAGACCCACATCTCGAGCGTGAAATCGGTGAGCGTCGGATCGAAATCGAGCTTCGAGTCTGTGAGTGTGACCACCCCCGTGAACGATCCGTCCGAGACGTTTGAAAACGGCGTCGTGGCTGAGACGACCGGTGACACTGGCGTCGCTGGACTGGCGCTCGTGTCTGCAAGGTATGGCGTCGTCGTCCATGTGAGCGGACCGGTTGCAGCTGGACTGGCCACCTGTGCAATCGTAAACGTCTGTGGTGCAGATGTGAGGAGGCTGATGCGCCGCGGATTGACGAGTTGCGGCGTGACGTACGAGTACGCGCCGACGATTTGAAGTCCGGCGAGCGACAGACGGGTGACGCTCGGATCGATCGTCCGGGCGATGAATCGGTAGATCCGGAACGCAGGTGGACTCGACGTGACTGCGGCGGTCCGGAAGGTCTGAGCCGGTACATTATCCTCGGTCAGCACGGAGATCCACACATCGCCGTCGTTCGACCCGGCGAGCGTGTACGCCGTCGCACCAGATCCCGTGAGCTGGATCGACGTACACGCGATGGTGTCAGGCATGGCGAGCTGGACCCATTCACCCGCGACGAGGGCGTTGTTGACGAACGTGGTCACGGCACCCGTGTACGCCCCGGCAGAGTACACCGCGCCCGTGGTCCACGGGGGGCTTTCGGTCAGTGAAAAAACGGTCGTCATGTTGTTGCTGGTCGACGACACCGACATAGCATACGATCCATTGCCGTATGGTTGACCCGTGATGTCGTACGACACGCTCGTATTTGACGTGTTGATGAACAGTGAGACGGGTGGGTACGACATGTTGGGCGGCGGGTCGTTGAACTGGAACACGCCGCCATCCGTGACGGCAGGTACCGTGCTTGCACCAAAGTTCATCGTGAACGCCGAAGGGATGAATGCCTCGATGGTGATACCCAGTGCGGTTGAAATACCCGCCTGATTCGTCACAGTAAACACGACGTTGTTCGCTGTGAAATATGATCCGGCGACAACCAAGAACGTAAGTGCAGTGTCCGTCGTGCTCTGCAGGGATACACCGGACGGCAGGGGTGTGTACACCCACGCCGTCGGCTGATTGATCGTCTGCGTGACGGTGAATGTGACATTGGACGTCGTGTCGAATGTCGTCACGGCCGGTCCGATGAGCACGGGTCGGACTGCAGATGCGAGCGTAAAGACGACAGGTGTCGACACCGTCCCGACGATGTTCGTCGCCGTGACCGTGTAGCTCGTCGCGGGGGTTGATGTTCCCTGCGGAACAATGACCGTGAGTCCAGAGTCCTGCTGAAGTGTCTGAACACCCGCGGGGAAGCTCGGCGTCACTGACCATATGATGGTGCCGTAGTTCTGAGCCGTCTGGGACACGACAAAGGTTTGTTGGGTCGTCGTGTCGAGAGTCTGATTACCCGGTGTAATCAAAAAGGGTTTTGTCGCGGACGACACGTTGAACGTGATTGAGGATGACGCGAGTCCAGTTTGACTCTTGGCCGTGACGATGAACACCCTCGGTGGCGCGATGACGACCGTCTCATCAACCTGAAACGTCAACGTCGTATCATCTTCGGCCGTTACCGTGATGCTCGTCGGCAAGTTTTCGTACGTCCAGACGATCGTGCCCGTGCTCGACGGTGCAGCCGTTTGACTGACGGTGAACGCCTGTGTGATGGTCGTGTCGAGGACGAGGTTCGACGACGGCGTCGTAATCACGGGCCGGAGACTGGCGGACACCTGAACAGTCTTGGTCGTCACGACGCCCACAGCATTCGTCGCCGTGACTGTGAGCGGCGTGAGTGCACGGTACGCCGACCCGGCTGGAAATGCGAGTACGAGCTCCGAGTCTGACGACGAAAAGACGTTCGAGCCACCGGGGTAGCCCCATACGATCGCACCGGTTGCGCTCGTCGAGACGGTCTGACCGAACGTGACAAACTGGTCAGTCGTGAGATCGAGCACCTGATCCGACGCCTCGAGTTCCGCCTCGAGGTATGCCTCGACCGTAAACACCACGGACGTCGCGGCGAGACCGGTTTCGCTGACGGCCCCGACAGTGAATGACTGAGACGGGATGTTGGTGTTGGCCCGGACCGTGAATCGGGCGTACTGATCGGTCGTCACGACGTCGATATTCTGAAGCTCGGTGTACGACCAGGTGATCTTACCAGTCCCCGCGACCGACTGACCGACCGTGAACGTCTTTGAGAGCGTCGACGTGTCGAGCGTCTGGGTCCCCGGTGACATGAGAACCGGTTTCCGACCCGCCGAAACTGTCAGGGTCAGTGGGAGCGACACGAGTCCCACCTGGTTTGTCGCTGTCACGGTGAGCCCCTGGCTCGTGAACAGTGTGCCGGCCGTGACGACAAAGACAATCTGCGTGTCGCTCGACGATTGAACTGCGACTCCGCGAGGAAGTGTATACGACCACGTAATTGTTCCGGTGCCGGACGTGCTTGCCGTCTGACTGACCGTGAACGTCTGTTGCGTCGTCGTATCCAGAGTTTGGTCCGTACCGCTCAACACGGGACGAACACCGGCGCCGAGTGTGAAACTCGTGCTCGCCATTCTACTTGTAATCGAAGGAATTTACCACGGCTGAAATTTGTACAGGAATGCAGACTGTGTGCCCGTGACTGAAAGAGGGGCCAATATGGGGATACCGGTCTGATTGTACAACTTCATATTTTCTCCCGCGAATGCACCCGGGAAGTATACTCCACTCGGATCGACTCCGAAGCGAGCCATCGATGCCGATGTTGTACTCGCCCCCTGGACGATCCATTGAACTTGTCCGCTCGTCGTGTAAGCAGCTACATACGCATCGCGTGTATTTCCTTTACGCAAAAGGGTATAAGGGTACTGAGACCCACCGGCATTATAGAATGTTACAGGTAGAGTACTCGTAAAAAACCCGTTTACGTAGACTATCCCGTTATATACCGTGACTCCATTGATTCGGTCGACATTATCTATTTTGACTGCCCATCGCGCATTTCCAGCCGAGTCGTACGATGTCATGAATCCATAAGTTGTCGTACCCGTGACACTCACACTCGACTGTGTACCGTCCGAGTTGTACAAATTGATTGTACCGTTACCATTTCCTACAAAGTATACGCCCGATGAATCAGCATCCGCCGTACGAATAAATCCATAGGCCCCTCCAGCGGCGGTTGATCCGGTACGGGCTCTCCATACAAAATTTCCGGTTGTCGCGTTGTACGCACCGATATAGCTATTTTGTGTTCCGGTCGTCACGAGCGTCCCGCCGATCGTATCGTTCGAATTATAGAACGTAGTCGTCGCGGGCACGATACCTGCGCTCACATACACCTGGGTCGAATCGAGTGCCAACCCGTAGTTTTCACCGATGCCCGAAGTATATGTTTGAATCGAACGCCATAAGAGAGTTCCGTTTGTGGTATATTTTGCTACATACGAACATCTAACAGCAGGGGTGGCGGTACTTGGCGTTCCGTCCGAGTTGTAAAACTGAATGGCCGCTACTGCTTGTGATCTCCCTGATATGTAGAGACCGGATGTGTCAATTTTCACTGACCATGCACGTACATAAGACGTCGTAGTCAGAAGACCCCATTTCGTACACCAAAGGACGTTCCCATTCAGATCATACTTTACAAGAAATCCGTTCCCTGCTGCACCAGGCACAATCGCAGTGAGTGTTGTTCCGAAAGGTGTTCCGTCCGAGTTGTTGAATGTCATCGTGTCCGTGAATGTTCCAAGTACATAGATGCCGGTCGCATCAGCCTGGATATCACTTAGAGAAGTTAATATACCGGGTGTACTCACTATGGAGGCGCACCACACGATGTTCCCGTTTGTGTCAATCTTAATGACCGCTGCACCTGTCGTACTTACAGAAGCTAGTGTATTTGAGAAAGCTGTACCGTCCGAGTTGTACATGTACAAAGGTCCCGACGTGTACGTCGTCGCGTAGTAAGAAAATCCATCCCGGACAACATGACTCGCGCCACTTCCGACCGTGCCACTGCTTGAAAATCGTGTTACCCATGCTTGCTGTGCCGTAGATACTGAAACCTGAAACGTCTGCGATGTCACGAGCGTGCCGGCCGCGATGGTGAATGTGATGGCCGTGTTTGTCTGGGACGTTACCGTGACACCGGTCGGTAGCGGATTGACGACCGTCCATGTGATCGGCACATTGTACGGGTTGTAGTATGTGACCGTGTACGTTTGCGTAGTGGTCGTGTCGAGGACGCGCGGATCCGGATAAAA